TCAGTAGCAGTTGGGTTAGCACCGAATTTAATATGACAATGAGTTGTTGTTGAGATTCTTACTAATCCTGAACCAGTAGTAATAACTCCTGATTGTACTGATGATGAACCGACAGTATGTGTTTCTGGTGTAAAATCTGGGTCTATCTTAGTTACTATATAATTTGACATATCTTATCTTAAACTCCTTAAATTTGCCTATTTAAACCCTTAAATTACCCCTATTTTTTAACGATTGGAGTTCTTATGGGATTATACTCGTTTTAAAGCCACTATGCCTTAAAATGAGTTATTTCTTATTATTAAATGTTTCAATTAATAGTTGAAGATAATGTTCGGCTTTCCTAAGATCAACTAACTGCCCCTTTGCAGTTTTGTGCTTACGATTATATCTACTTACATATTTAATAACATTACCTTGATACCAATTAAATTGGTTATAGTAAATATATTTAGAAGGTTGGATTGAAAGTGTTTTATAGTGGTTTCCACCAACTTGTTTTTTAAATGACTTCATAGATAGTTCTTCCGTTTCCTTTGTATGCTCTAAGATACATTTTACGATTGTTACCTTTGTTATAAGAAATATGAACCCAACCTGAGTTAGCTTCTTCTGGTTTCCAAAATTCTAAAATTACTTGATCGTATTCTAAATGACTAACTATCCAATCAGCTAGTTCTTTATTAGGCACTCCTAAAACTTCGCAATCAACTGCCATACCAAGTGCGTGTTGTGATGTAGCAGAAGAACCTATGGCTTTGCATAAAGCAGGAGAACGATAACCAGATGTTATTTTAATGTCGCCAAATTCATTTATGATTGGTTGAATAACTTTGTGTATTAATGTTTGTAGATTAATTAAGATTTGATCTGTTGGAGTATTGTCTATTCCAAGTCTTGTAGCAGTCTCGCTAAAAAGCAGTTCCTTCAAACTTACTTCTCTCATATATATATATTGTTATCCCAATCTCCGTTACGTTTCAAATACATTGGTGTTAAAGAAGGCATACCATTTGTAATTAGTCCACAAGATAGAATTGGTTTCTTTAAATTAAGTCTCATATAATTCATAGCAAGTGCATCTTTATTAATTAAGCAACCAACAGTCATTCCAAAGTTTAAATGAAAATCGTTTCCATGAAATCTTACTTCTGAGATTGTATGATAATGACCCTGAACAACTGACAAAGCATATTGAGCAACTGCTTTAGAAACATCTGGTGAGAATTGGTGTCCAAATAATATTCTACCTTTGCCTGTGTCTATAAAATGTTTTTCTTTCCAGTTCCAACCATTACCAACTTCTAATATTTGATTATAAGACTTTATAAAAGACTTTGTCATTCCTTTTGCCATAGCACGTCTTAAAACCATAGAACCATGATTTGATTCTAGCAAAGTCATTTGTGGGAATAGTTTATGAAGTCTATGTATTTCTTTTTTACCAAGTTCTAATTCATCTTTAGGAGATGGAAGATCAGGGTCAATAGTGTGAGATACGTTGATAGAATGAAAATCCATTTCATCACCAATATTAATTACTGTATCTGGTTTATATTTAGCTTTAAGTTTTGTAAGAAATCCATGCCAGTCTTTATGAGCAAAGGGAAAATGTAAATCGCTGATAACCAAAATTTTAGAATTTTTCATATACCTATTCTGTTAGTTGTATTTGACGTTTTAAGCAATAGCTACTTAGCTAAGAAAATAGTAACTAAAGCTAATGATAAAGCACCTAGTCCACAAAGGATAGACCAGAATAAAGTTTCTAGTTTCTTTTCTAATTTATATACTGATGTAGCTAGTATTCTAATTTCTCTTTTTACTCCAGTCAGATGACCCTTGAAAGCTATTATCTGTTCGTTGTGAGTTCTTGCCATTGTCGTTTAAGCATTTGCAAGACTTTAGCAAGACACAGCCACCAATCCAAAGTTTGAAAATGCAATTAATATTATGCAGTGTGTTTATCAAACTATTGTGTTTTAATAAAGTTATTTGTTAAAAGTCTTTTGTATATCCGAATACCAGTCTTTATAAAACTTCTGAACATCTTTTAAATATGTTTCATAGTTTTGTTTTAGTTCTTCGTATGTCGGTAGTTTAAATGTAAACATTTTTTCTCCTATTTAGTTTTAGGATATATATGTTGCGTTGCAACAAAAATCAAGACTACTTGATATTTAAATGTTCTTTAACTGATTCAATAATGTACTTAGCTATTTCCCACTTCCATTCTGCGTATAAGCCAAGTATTAATCCTAATATAAAATAAATCATTTAACCTTATTAAAGTATTCTATACATTCTGCAATAGTTTGTTGTCTGATGTATTCATCTCTTATTTCTTGTGATGTTGGTTGTGGCAAAAGAGAATCCCATCTGTCTATAATAAATGTTCCCTGAGCAGAAGTAAGATCATAACTAGCGATAGGTGCTAAAGATTTCATTACTGTATTAATACCCCAACAAAAACCATTTTCATTAGTGTATCTATTTATAGTTGCTTCAACAGATAGTTTGATTGCTGTCATAATACAAGTTCAGTTAATTCTTTATTCTTACCAACTGTTCCTTTTATAAAAACATTAAAAGCTAAACTTATTCTAGTGTTATCTCCTTGTTTAGTTTCTACCATGTGAGTTAATGATGATGGGAATAGTATAATATCGCCAGTCTTAACCGGAAACCACCAAGACTCTGAGTTCCATGTATTCCATTCTTTTATTTCAAGTTTTATTGTTTTGTAATCTTCTTTAAAAAATTTAATCTTATCATGTTCTTCATGGCAGTTAATATAAAATACTCCTGATACTAATGAATTAGGGTGTGTATGTTTGTGATGATATTGATTTGTTTCAGTATAGTTTAACCAAGACTGAGTAATGTAAGGAGTTATGTTATTTGCTGGACAAATTATCTTATCAAAATAATCTTGTACTCTTAAATCTAAATCTGTTTTTAAATCTTTAAATACTTTGTGATTAAGAATGTAGTTATCATTAGAAGTTGTGTTGCCTTCATTTTTATAAACATCTGATTTTGTTTTATCAATAAATGATAATTCTTTTGATGTAAGTTCTCTATTTAATCTTGATGTGTATATTGGTGTTGGGAATATACCATTAATTGTTGCTTCCACTTTCCTTCCTTTTGTTTATTATTTTGTTTTAATTTCCCAATTTATAATAGATTCATTCCAAGAATAATACTCATTATCTTCTAATTCTGTTGTGGGTTTAGAAATAGGTGCTTCCCAAATACAAGTATTTTCATTTAATACCCAAGAGTTAAAAGGTTTTTTAGGAATAAAAGCATCTCTATCTTCATCATAAGTATATCCTATTCCTGCATAATGCTTCCTAAAATTTCCGTTGTAAGATGTTTGTTTCCAAATAGCCCAACCAGTTAATTTTGTTAGGAAATCAATACCTATATCTTCTTTTTCAATACCATTTGAATCTTTTAATACTTCGTTATTTACTACAATAACTTCTATTACTTTGTTGTTTAATCCTATTTTTGCAAAATGTGCCATATTATGTTCTGTATGTTCCTGAACCTTTGTATGTTAATATAATGTCAGTTCCTGAAACTGTAATTGTTGGGCTTCCTGTATAAATTTCAGTAAATTGTGCCAATGGTAAACTTAAAATAACAACACCTGACCCACCATTACCTCCAGCAACATTTGGCCCAGAAGGGGTTTTTCCACCAGTTCCTCCTCCGCCACCACCTGTATTAGCAGTTCCTGAAATACCATCAATACCAAAACCTTTGCCATTTCCACCACCTCCAGTTCCTCCAGTTCCTCCATCTTTTGCTGTTGATGAAAATACTCCTCCACCTCCACCTCCAGAATAAGTTACTGAACTTCCTGTTATTGAAGATGCTGTTCCATTACCACCATTTCCTCCTGATGAACCAGTAGCATTAGAACCAGTTGCCCCAGCCCCACCTCCACCACCTCCAGCACGATTTGGGTTAGAGGCGGTTCCTGAACCACCAGCGTTTCCTTGACTTGGAGATGTACTTGGAGTGTTACCACTTCCACCAGCACCACCGTATCCTCCTCCTCCGCCCGAACCGCCATTTCCACCAACACCACTTACATTATTTCCTGCATATCCGAAACCACCACCTGCTGATGTTACAGTTGAAACTCCTGAACCAGAAATAGAACTATCACCACCATTACTACCAGGATTTTCGTTTCCAGCCGTACCACCTCCTCCACCAACAGTAATAGTTATTGTATTACCAGCAGTAATAGTTTGTGTAGATGTTCTAAAACCACCTGCTCCACCTGCCCCAGAACCAGAAAAATCTGCTGAACCACCTCCAGCACCTCCTCCACCCCCTACTACTAAAAAATCTATTTCAACTGATGCAGTATTAGGTGTTTCAAAAGTTACATCATCATCACTAAGAGGAATCCAACCTTTTGTTGCACCAGAATAAACTAATTGAATAGCTTGACCAATAGTGTTGTAAACTGGATTTGGAGATGTAGCACCTTGAAAATTTAATGAATTTTGATTTAATGTTAAAGCATTTAGAAAAAATGTTCTTTTAAAATCTAAAAAAGCTAAAAGATCACCAGCAGTTGCACTAGCTGGTAGTGTACAAGTAATTGCATTAGAACTTGTATCTACAAAATATCCTTTATTAACTACTGCTGTAAATGTTGATGCAGTTTTAACTGAAGAATCCCAAGTTAAACCAGCAGATGCTGAAGCAAATGAAAGTACACCAGAACCATTAGTAACTATTGATTGTCCATTTGTTCCGTCAGCAGAAGGTAATGTAAATGTTACATCACTTGCTAAAGAAGCAGGTGCTTTTAATGCTACATAGTTTGTTCCATTAGCTGTTGTTTCTCTAAAACGAATTTCTTTTTGATTGTCTATAATTAAATTTACTGTTGTTGTATTTACTGAATCTGAAAGTGTTAAAACTGTTCCTGTTGCAGTTGTTGTTAGTCCAGTAATTGATACTGTTGAGTCTAACCAATTTACTGTGTTAGCAGAATGGTCAATAGTTGCTAAAGATATATCATCAGCACCATCATAATATTTTAATGTAGGAGAAGTTGCAGTTGTTGTATCTAACCATAACTGACCAGCGACAGCACCAGTTGGTCTTGATGTTCCTGAATTTGTTGTTTGAATTGCTGATAGTGCGTTGTTTAAATCTGTTCTAAATGCAGGGAAACCCTGATTCGCTATATTATAATCGTGTTGTGCCATATTCTATCTAATATAATTTTTTAAAAACCTTTTGCCAAAAAGTCAAACGTCTTTGATATTCCAGTACCAGAACTATTTTTAAAAGCTACTGAAAATCCTGAAGTAGTTTTACTTGTTAATTCAAAAAAATCTCCAGTTGCCATGCCTTGTGCTGTAATACCAACTGCATAATTAGCAGAATAGAATGGTAAAGTAAAGATAACATTATAAGTTCCTGTTCCTGAAACAATATCATTACCACTAAATATTCTATCTGGCATATCTATACTTACTGACAAAGCACTAATAACTGGGGTTGATGCTAAATCAAATGATCTTAATGTTACTCTAAATTTATAATATCGTGCTGTGTAATCACCGACTACAAAGTTTCTAAATGAACTATAAGTTATATTGTCGTTTGATAATGCAATCTCAATATGTGCATTACAGTTAGCAGGAGTATCTCCATCAAAGCTAGAACTAGCATCATCAAAGTTTCCAGTTCTTGCATCAAACAAGTCGTCTGCATTGTCTGAAGTTTGTGTAATAGAAGCAGTTACTCTTGAAGTATAAACTGCACCTATATCTATTGGAGAAGCAAATGTATAATTACCAGTAGAATATAAATCAAAAGAAGTAAGACCAGAATCAAAGAATGAACTTGCAGAATCAAAATCACCAGTAGCAGAATCAAATAATTCTGAAGAATCTAATCTTAAAGTTCCGTCAGTTACTATCGTTTGGAATTTAGTTCCTGCAAATGTAGGAGATTCAGTTTGTGTAGCGATAGCATTAAAGTTTCCAATGTTAGATATGTTTGTTGCTATAATAGTTTCATTTATAGATGCGTTTCCATTCTTATCAAATGCTTTTATCAGGTAACTGCCAACTCTTGCAGGAACGGTTATTGATGTGGCAGGTCTAGCAACTTTTTCAACTAAAGAAACTGAGTTACCCCATGTAGCACCACTTGTTAATGTAGAATATCTTATTTGATAATAAGCTAAATCTAAATCTGTAATTTGTTGCCAAGCTAAATGAGCATCACTCCCAATAATGTTACAAGAAAAATCTTGCACATCTTCTGGTGGTGCTATTCCACCAATGATAGTTCTAGTTGCAGAAGTATAAGTTGATTGTACTCCTAATGTGTTAAATGCTTTTACTCTTACGTTATAAATTAATCCATCTACTACGTTTAATATTCTATGATTTAATCCTTT